TGCCAGATAACATGATTTATAACTCTGTTACTGATTTGTTGACTAATCGTGTTGATGCTGAAGAGTTGTCTGACCGGGCTGCTATGGCTGGCGCTGCCGCTATACAGGCCCCTGAAGACTTTAAAACAACTATGCGAGATTACTATGGTATTGACGAGGGCGGTCTAGCGGCTTACTTCCTTGACCCAGATAACGTCCTAGACAGCCTTAAGAAGCAATCTGCGGCGTCTTTGTCTGGAACCATAGCAGCGCGTCAGGGCATAGCAAACTTGCCTAAGGATTTGGCTGAGGACTTATATGACCGTGGTGTGCGCGAAGAGAGCCAGATGGTTGAAGGATTTAGCCAGGCGAATCAGTTACGTGGACTAAGTAGCGGTAAGGCTAACACGGCCAGTCAGGAGCAGTTAATTCGTGGAGCGTTTGGTGACTCTGCTGCTCAAGAAGCGGTGGCAAAGGTTCAGCGGATTCGTAGGGCTAGTAACCGTGGAGGTGGTGGCTACGTTGGCGGCGAGTCGGGAGCGTCGGGTCTAGGATCGGCTTCCTACTAGTGTATAGTTTTCTTGTTGGCTTGATTGGCCCTCTGAATAAGAGGTGCGCTGGTCGTTAACATTGCCGGATGCGCAAGGCGCAGTCCGTGAATTGTCTTATGTAAATAGACCCTCCGTAGGCGTACTCCCGCGCCTATGAGTATAGGAAATGGGGAAGTAATGGCAAGTGAAGAGTATCTGGACGACGAGTTTGACGGCGACGACGATCCTGGTTCAATTAAGAGTCTGAGGCGTGCGGCAAACAAGGCCAAGAAACTTGAAGCAGAACTGAACGACATGAAGCGAGAGGTCGCTTTCCAGCGTGCAGGGCTGCCAATGGAAGATCCGCGCATGAAGTATTTTGCGGATGCTTACAAAGGCGAACTGGACGAGGACGCAATTCTTGACGCTGCTGAGGCAGCAGGCTTCATTGAGTTTGTCGATGACGACGAAGAAGAATACGAAGAAGTCGAACAACCTCAAGTTGATTTAAGTTCTCAGCAAAGAGTTATGGCTGCTTCTGGTGGCGGCGAATTTGAAGACGTTACCGAACAGGCTACTTTGATGAAGATGCAAGAAGCGTTGAGTCAAGGTGGTACGGATGCTTTTCTTGCTGTTGCTCAAGAACTAGGTATTCCAACCAATAACGACGAGTAATTTTTTGTGAGGTAAGTTATGCCAGCAGGAACCGGGACTCCCGGCGCAAACCAAAACGGTGCTGTAGCGGCCCCGTCCTACTCCCCTGGAGAGGTCGTAACCGCTGCTGGCCCGTTGACCAACAACGCTCCTGCCCCCGCCGTTGACATTACGGCAGGTTCGCAGTTCGTTACGACGGCCTACAATCTTGTAGCGTACCCGTCACTCCGTCCTCAACTGATTCTGGATCAGTTTGCTACCGTGCGTGCAACCAAGTTGACGCACCGTGGCTCGTCTGTCCGGTTTTCTTTTGTTGACGACCTCGCAGAAGCAACGACTCCTCTTCTGGAGAACATTGACGTTGACTCTGCTTCTATGTCAGCCAAGGGCCTTGTCGTTTCGATGTCTGAATACGGCAATGCGGTTACTACGACCGCTCTTCTGCGTGGAACCAGCATGGTTCCGATTGATCCGCTGGTTGCGGAGCGCGTGGGCTACAACGCTGGTATTTCCATCGACACTCTTGCCGCTACTGCTTTGCAGGCTGGCTCGGTGACCTACGATGATGCCTCTACTGGAACTGTTCACACGGTTACAGACTCTAGCGGTCTTTCATCTGCGGGTATCCGTTCCGCTGTTCTGAAGTTGCAGGAGAACAACGCTCGTCCGATGAACGGGTCTTACTGGACTCTCATCGCTTCGCCTGCTCAGGTCATGGCCCTTCGTGGCGAGGCTCTGAGCGGAAGCAACCAGTCGGGCTGGCGCGATGTCACAATGCGCGAGCAGGGCATGGGCGGCAATAACATTTTCTACGGCCAGGTTGGTACGTATGAAGGTGTGAACATCATCGCTAACAACCACTTGCCAACTGCTACTAAGGCGATCCTGATGGGCGCTGAGGCATTTGCAAAGGTTCATAGCAACGCCCCCGGCTTTGGCCCGACCCCGAACACGGTCGTGTCGCCGGTTGTGGACAAGTTGCGTCGTTTCGCCAGCGTCGGCTGGCATCACTTGGTCGGGTACAGCATTTTCCGTCCCGAATCAATGGTGTACATCGACACAGCGTGATGATTGAGTCCCCTCCCCGTTTGGTATGAGCCAGCGGGGAGGGGCACTCCCCTATTCAGGAGAAGCAATGGCTTACAAAGTTACACGCAGCAAAGCCAAGCGTCGTGCTGAGCAAAAGGCTAAAGGCGTTAAAGACGGCACGATCAGAAAAGGCGCCAAAGGAAGAACTGCTCGTCGTTGGAACGAGAAAACAGCGCGCTGGGAAAAAATGAAAGTTGTGGAAAAAAAGGGTATGAGGCTAGAGGGCAACAAAACAAAGAAAGCCTCCTCTGATTCTCCTTCTGATAATTCTTCTCGCCCTGGTGGTAAAAACCTAGGTCTTGGTGGTAGCGCTCCTCCTTATAAGCGTCCAGGCCAAAGGCCAGTCCAAGAAAAAGTTGTTAACGTTAAGCCTGGTGGTAAAAGAATTACGTCCAACCTTTACTCGTTCCTGACTCCTAAAACTTCTAAGAAGATTCCTACTGGGCTCATTGTTTTGCGTGGCAATCCTCCTAGAAAATACCAATGGAACGGTGAGCGTTTTGAGAAATACGACGGCCCCCGCCCACCTAGCCCTAAGAGGTCTTAATGTGCGACAAGAAGAAGGTTGGAGACTAGCCAATGCCTAAGCGTAAGCCAAAGAAAGACCCTAATTACGATGGTGCTTTTCTTAAGCCCCCGGTAAAGGTAAGCAAGAAGACCGTTAAGAAGATGGGATCTGAAGGCCCTAAGAAGCGTTCTTCTCGTTACGGCGCGTTAAAGGATGGCCCTAAGAAGAAGGGCGAGGAGCCTGGTCAGCGGCGTACTGAGCAGCGCAGGAATCGTGTTGCTCGTTTGAACGCGAGTAAAAAGGTTGACAACTTGCTTGAGGCCCAGGAAAATGAGCGGCGAAAGAGAAAGTCCCGCTAAGTGGCTAAAAAGAAGGCCAAGGTTAAGAAGCCAGCAAAGGTCAAGAAGAAGTACAAGACCGCTGCTTGGACTCGTAAAGAAGGCCAGAACCCTGACGGCGGCTTGAATGAGAAGGGCCGCGCATCTTTGCGTGCAAAGGGTCAGGACATTAAGCGGCCTCAGCCTGAGGGTGGTAAGCGTAAGAAGAGTTACTGCGCCCGTAGCAAGGGGCAGATGAAGATGTTTCCGAAGGCTGCTAAGGATCCTAACTCGCGGCTACGTAAGGCTCGTAGGAAGTGGAAGTGTAGAAACTAATGCCTCAGTACCGTTTGGTTCCCACAGTAACTAAGCCCGGTGTTATCCCGCCTCCGGTGATTAGTGACTTGACCTTGTGGCAGGTTTTTCACAGCCCTCCGTCATATAAGAGCGTTCTCATCTCCTCAGATGGCACGGTTACTGCTGCTCAGGCTCCGCTAAACGAGGACATTAAGGCCGCTACTGTTTTCATTCCCGGTGGTCATCAGTTTATAACAGAGGAAAATAGTTTCGCGTATAATTCCCTGGTGGCGGCTGGGTATACTCTTGAGGCGGTTGTTTAATGACTACGATGAGCGATATGGTCGCTGAGGTTCGGCGTCTTACTTACGGAACTCTTACTGAACAGTTAAACATTATTAAGACTGATTACGCTGCTGGGCAGACCGAGATTTTCTTGGACATGGACACAACCCAGATCCAGCCTGGCACTATTCTTTCTAGCGGTCTTAACGTGTGGTACGTGCGAAATGTTAGCAGCGCTTCACGAAGCGTTCTTGTTATACCGGGTTACGATAACGCTCCTCAGCAGGCTGGCTCTGCTGGTGATTTTGTTTACGTCCGTCCACGAATGACTAACTGGCAGGCGTTCAGCCAACTAAACCATCAGTTCAGTATTTTAAGTAGCCCCTCTGTTGGCTTGTACCCGCTGGCTACCTGGGAAACTGATATTGACACGACCTACCAGACTTATCCTTTCCCTGCCGGTGTTTATGTTGAGGGCATTGTTCAGGTTCTTTATCGGCTTCCTGGCACTCCTGATGTTTGGTATGAGATGGATAACAACTCGTATCGGGTGTATGACGGTAAGGTTCAGTTGATGCACAACGTTCCTACTGGGGGCGCTCGCCTTAAGTTTACTTACCGGACTCTTTACACAAAAGCGACTAACTTGTCTGACGATGTTAGTACCGTTGTTGGTCTTGCTGAAACTGCTCACGACATTCCTCCGCTTGGTGTGGCTATTGGCTTGCTGCGCACTACGGAGTCTCGTCGCAATCAAGTCCAGACGCAAACAGATGCTCGTAGGGCTGATGAAGTTGCTGCTACGGCGAACAACACGGATGCGGGAAGACTGGAGCGGGTGTATCAGCGGAGGGTGAATGAGGAGTACACGCGGTTGATTTCTAAGAACCCGATTACAATAGGTATATAAGTATATGACTGGTCTTTGGGATGGTGGCGCTACTGGAACCGTTGGCATAACCGCCACGGTTTCTGAGCCGTATTACGACGCTCTTCAGCAGGGCCTTATTGATAATCTTCCTGATGTTGTTGGAGTGGGCGGCAGGGCTTTCTTGGTCGATACTTCTAGCGGCCAATGGACGCGCAGCAGCGTTAAGGTTGTTGAGCAGCGCAACGTTTCTAGTACACGCGACTTGACTCTACTTCCTCAAGGTGTTTGGCGGCACACGGTTTCGTCTTGGAACAAGGGCAGCGGCCAGTCCAACATGGATCGTGACGAGTCGGATATTAACAGGTATTACCGAAGCATAAACATTGACTTCTCAAATCAATGGCAATGCTCTCTGCTAAATCAGACTAACGAGGTTGCTGATATTGCTGAAAGCGCTACAGCGCAAACGTATCTTCAGGAAGTTAACGGCGACTTGTTTGGGGCAGTCGGCACTAAAGTTTTTATGATAACGGATTTTACTAACTGGACTGTTTCAGAACTTACCTTGCCTACTAGCGGGGTTGCTACGGGCATTAGTACCGATGGTGAGTACGCGATTGTTTCTCACGGAACGGATATCTCCCGATACGAGAATGCTGCTGGCGTTTTAACTCTTGTTGATACTTTTCATCCCTCTACGCACGGAACTAATAATTTTGTGCTGTGGTCGCAGGATCGACTTCTTACAAACATGGATAATGTTTTGTGGGATACCACTCCAGGCGCTTCTCATACTCAGATTTACCAGCATCCAATTCCCGACTTTAAGTGGGTCGCTGGTACTCGTGCCCCTAACGGGACGTACCTTCTTGGCGGTAACGGCGATAAGTGGGTTATTCATTTTCTTCAACTAGACTCTACCGGCGCTACGTTTGACGCCCCGGTTGTTGCCCAGACATTGCCTGATGGAGAAATCGGGTACAGCATTACTTCTTACCAAGGTTTTATTATTGTTGGCACTCGTTTCGGTTTTCGGATGATGGTTGCTGACGCTAATGGTCTTCTAACTTCTGGAGCAAAAGTCCCTACCAATACTCCTGTTTATGACTTTGAGGGTCAGGATCGTTTTGTCTGGTACACGCAGTCCAGCATTACGGATGCTTATGAGTCTCCAGAGAACGAAGACACGGTTAGCACTTATTTCCCCCCGACAAAAGCGCAAGGTCTTGGGCGCATGGATTTGTCCGAATACACAAATGTTGCCCTGACTCCTGCTTTTGCTAATGACCTTATCGCTCAAGAAACGCAATTTGTTTGGCCTACCTTTACGGGATCTACCCCAGATAGCATTGATACGGCGATAACGGCAGTCGCTACTGTTGATGGGATTAACGCTCAGTCAACAACGGTTACTGGGCGTAGGGTGTTTGCGCAGGCTGGTGGCAAGATTTACGCCGAAATTCTTGAAACCCCGGCTCCTGGCTGGCTTGAGCAGGGTCGCATCTCGTATAGCGTTGAGGACAACAAGGCTGGCCTCTATCAACTGGTTAAGTGGTTTGAGCCAAATGACGGAGGAATCTTCTTAGACTACAAGGCTGATGGCGGCAACTGGTATCGGTCTGCTCGCGTAAGCATGGATTCAGGCATTTCTAGCGGTCATAGAAGCACAGACGGTTTAGTGTTTTCTCGTTTAGAGCCTCGCTACGTAATCATTCCTGGGACGAGCAACCCCGCTATTACCCGATGGGAGTTGCGTAGCGTGCCAGCGGTGGGCAAGGCTTCCTCTTGGAATGTTCCAATAATGAACTATCAAGAGTTAGATATTGATGGGGCAAAGATTATCCGTGATCCGGTAGAGGAACTTGGGTTTTTAATGAACCTAGTACAGTCGGGTGCTTTGTTCTTTTATCAAGAGAGCGGTCTGGTATACTCAGTCCACGCTACAGGGTTTGAATGGCGACCCGAATCCTTGGCAACAGGCGGCCTGGGCTGGCAAGGCACGTTTGTTTTAACGGTAGAGGAAATTGTTTAATGGCAATTAGAGACTATAAGGGATCGGCCAGGGCAACTCTACTCGTTGGCCCTCTTAACGCTACTGCTACTACTATTCCTACTAGTGGGTTTACTGGGTGGCCGACTGGAAACGTAGGCCCGTTTTTCGCTGTTATTAACCGGCAGAAGCCTAATGAGGAAAAAGTCCTTATTTCTTCTGTTAACGGCACGGATCTTATTGTTTTGCAGCGGGGCGCTGATGATACCGCTGCACAGTCTCATGGTGATGCGTCAATTATTGAGCATGTCATTACTGCTACTGATGCTCGTGAGGCTAACACTCACGTTAACGCTCTTGATGGGCATATTGATATTGGGACATTAGCAAACCGTCCTACTACTAGCCTTATTGTTGGTCAGGCTTACTACGCTACTGACGAGGAGATTCTTTACGTCTACTCTTCCACTAACGGATGGCGTGCGACGACCGCTCACCCTAGGGTTCTTGAAAACATTGATCTGAGCAGCGCTTACAAGATCACGAACATGGTTGATCCAACTGACGCTCAAGATGCTGTCACTAAAAACTGGGCTGAAACTGCTGTTACAAGTCAGGTGGCTCAGGCGACTACTCAGGCCACTAACTCTGCAACAAGCGCGACTGCAAGCGCGGCTTCTGCCGCTGCCGCTCTTGTGAGCGAAACGAACGCTGCTGCTTCGGAGACGGCTACCGCTGCTGACGTTGTTTCAACGAATGCTGACGCCGCGTCAACGGCTGCTGACGTTATTTCTACGGCTGCTGATGCCGCTGCTGCGGCTACGTCAGCAACGAACGCGGCAACGTCTGAGACTAATGCTGCTACGTCTGCCGCGAACGCTGCGACTAGCGAGACGAACGCTGCTGCTAGTTCGGTGAGTGCTGCGAACTCTGCTGCGGCTGCCGCCGCATCGTATGACTCGTTCGATGACAGGTACTTGGGCCAGAAAGCGTCGGCTCCGTCGGTTGACAATGACGGTGACGCGCTGGTGACGGGAGCCTTATACTACGACACGACCGCTCAAGAGATGCGCGTGTATGACGGTGCTGGCTGGTTGGCAGCGTCGGCTGCGAGTGTTGTCAGTTTGGTTACGTTTGAGTACACGGCCTCTGCCGCTCAAACGGTTTTCACGGGTGCTGACAATAACGGAGTCACTCTTTCGTACAGCGTCGGTTTACAGCAGGTATTCCTGAATGGTGTCTTGCTGGCTCCCGGCGATGACTACACGACTACGGATTCAGGAACTATCACCTTGGCTTCTGGCGCGGCCTTGAATGATTACCTGATTGTTTGCGCTTTCTCTAGTTTTGAAGTGGC